GCGTACCGCACCTACCTTCAGGTCACTCTTCCGGAGATTAGCCAGGATTCGGCTGAATACGCCCGCTGGCTCGATTTCCCGGGTGAGCAGATGATCTCGCAGGTTGAGGTCGAGATTGGTGGCCAGCGCATCGACCGCCAGTACGGCGACTGGATGCACATCTGGAACCAGCTCACCCTTTCCAAGGAGCAGGAGCGTGGCTACTACAAGATGGTTGGCAACACCACCCAGCTGACCTACATCACTGACCCGAACTTCGATGATGTTGATGGTCCGTGCAATGCTGGTGATGCCCCGCGCAACGTGTGCGCCCCGCGCAACGCCCTTCCGGAGACGACCCTCTACGTGCCGCTCCAGTTCTGGTACTGCCGCAACCCGGGTCTTGCCCTTCCGCTCATTGCCCTCCAGTACCACGAGGTCAAGATCAACCTTGATCTTCGCCCGATTGACGAGTGCCTCTGGGCTGTTTCTACCCTCGTCGATAGTGTAAAGTCCACCAAGGGTGCCTACTCGCAGTCGCTTGTTGCCGCGTCGCTCTACGTCGACTACGTGTTCCTTGACACCGACGAGCGCCGCCGCATGGCGCAGAACCCGCACGAGTACCTGATTGAGCAGCTCCAGTTCACTGGCGATGAGTCGGTTGGTTCGTCCTCGAACAAGATCAAGCTCAACTTCAACCACCCGTGCAAGGAGCTCGTCTTCGTTGCCCAGCCGGACGCGAACGTCGACTACTGCGCGTCGCTTGAAAAGAACACGGTTCTCGCGAATGTCCTCGGTGCTCAGCCGTTCAACTACACTGACGCCATTGATGCTCTCCCGAATGCTCTCCACGCGTTTGGTGGTAAGGATTCGATTGCCTCGGGTTCGTTCATTGACGCCTCGGGTCTCTTCGAGGATGCTACCGCGAATGATGTCGCCAGCGTGGGACCTGGCCACACCGGTGATTTCATAAATGGGAACACCCTCGGTTCTCAACTCTCGGACGCCGGCACCTTCGTGCTTGCCGAGACCGCGCTTGACATGCACTGCTGGGGCGAGAACCCGGTCGTCACCGCCAAGCTGCAGCTCAACGGCCAGGACCGCTTCTCGGAGCGTGAGGGCACCTACTTCGACCTCGTCCAGCCGTACCAGTTCCACACCCGTGCCCCGGACACCGGCATCAACGTCTACTCGTTCGCGCTTCGCCCGGAGGAGCACCAGCCGTCGGGCACCTGCAACTTCTCGCGCATCGACAACGCGACTCTTCAGCTCGTCCTGTCGAACGCCACCGTCGAGAGCAACAAGACCGCCAAGGTCCGCGTGTACGCCACCAACTACAACGTCCTTCGTGTTATGTCCGGTATGGGCGGGCTTGCTTATTCGAACTAAGTAATAGATGGGGGGATAATAAATCTTAATTAAAATAAAAGACCTCTTAAACTAATATAGAGCACATACTCTTAATATATTATGTGCTCTAATGAAGAAACAGTTATCGAAAGTGACGAAGGTCTATACATCCGTGCTGGTAAATATGCTGGGCAATACAAAAATATTTTATGTCTAGTTAGAAACAATCAAACCAACGAACAATACTACAAGATGACTTGTGGTGAAAATGTATGTACACTTTTGTCGATTGAAGATGTCGCTCGGATAAAGAATATGAAACCATTTCGACCTTGTTGGACTCTCGGAGTAAACTCACGTTATGTAACCGGAAGGATGAAAGACACAACTGTCTATCTCCATCGATTTGTAATGGAAGGAAAATATCCAAACGATGATAAACTCATCAATAAAAAGTTCTCGATCGATCACGTCAATCGCGATAAGTTGGACAATCGTCGCTCAAATCTGCGCTTTGCCACGCAGAGCGAGCAAAATGCCAATACGGATAAGCGGTCCCGGAAATACAACGCCAATCCACTTCCCGACGGATTGACCCAAGAGATGCTCCCAAAATATGTCGTTTATTATCACGAAGTCTACAACAAGGAGAAAAAATTAACACGCGAGTTCTTCAAAATTGAGAAGCACCCCAAATTGGACAAACCTTTCATGAGTTCCAAATCACGCAAAGTATCCCTCATGGCCAAACTGGAGGAGGTCAAACAAAAACTACATAAATTGGAGAACAACATTATTGAGGAAGAGGATCCCGATAAGCTGCCGCAATACTACCGGATCAACCAAATGCGTGGCGCACCAAACCTGATTTATGAGCGCCGTGTCAACGACATGCGCTATGGACTCAATATGAAACTCAAATCTGGCTCATCTATTCAAGACGAACTAGAGAGGTTCCAACAAAAACTAAAGAAAAAATACCCCGAGTTATCAGAGTAAATACATCCTTGATTAACAAATGAAAATATGAAAATATGATATATAGAGAATACTTAAATATAGCACCTATATAACAAACATAATGCAAATCTTCATCAAGACACTTACCGGAAAAACGATTACGCTGGATGTCGAGCCATCCGATACCATTGAAAACGTAAAGCAAAAGGTTCAGGACAAGGAAGGGATTCCGCCCGACCAGCAGCGCCTTATTTTTGCAGGCAAGCAGCTCGAAGATGGACGCACGCTGTCCGACTACAACATCCAAAAGGAGTCGACCCTGCACCTTGTCCTTCGTCTTCGTTAACTCGACTGGAAATGTTAAATTTTTAATGTTTAATTTATAATACGCATCGATGATGATGATGCTTATTATAATCTGGTATTATTCATTTATTTCGCACTACTAGAGCGTAGCTTCATAGTAGAGGTATTCGTGCTTTTCTTACGCGGCGACGTTCGCGTTCCCTTTGCAGGCGACTTCGGTTTCGTTTTACTCTTCGGTTTTGCTTTGACTTTTGCACTGGTACTCCGCGTTTTAATACGCATCAAATCTGATTTCAACCCCAACTCTTTTATTACTTTGGAAATAAGCTTGCGTTCGTTTTTGATCTTCGCAATAAACTGCTTCTTCCTTACTGGATTCGAGAGCTCTTTGGATTTCTTATCAACCGAATCAGATTCCAGACGCCATAATTCATCTTCAAATAAGATATCGTAATAATTCTTGTAGGTTTCCGTTTCTTTATCAAATTTGTCGTAATTTTGCAATACAATACCGATAAATTCATCTTGTATTGGTTGTTGCGTGTCAAAATTATTAAAATAATTCGCGTCAAAAACGATGAAATCATACATCTTATACTTTGTCTGTGGTTCTTGGGAATCATACTGGGTGTCAATCTCATACGACGGCATCTTGTTTTCATGATACTCAATCGCAAGAGTCATGGCAATAATGACATTTGCGTTGATTTCTTGTGTTCCTGCTTCACGAAGCATATTGTCTGGATTGACCTTCGAAACCATAACCCCGTTTATCTTTCCGGTATTTGTTTCGGAAAGGGATGTTGCAATATATAATCCATCTTTCTTATCTTTCATGTGTCGCCCTACGATCCAATTCACCTGTGACCTTTTCAATGAAACATCTTTGTTTGAAAACGCAGATATTATCCGTTTTACTTCAACAACCGGTTGTGTAAAGTAATGGTTGTAATTCGTCAATAATCCCGCAGGTTCCAATGTTCCAATTTCTTTCATCTTTTCCAACACATTAAACACGTGCGTCCAATACTGGGTTTCTTCACCAACCTTTTCACTATAAGATAATTGGATATAGGATTTCATATCATCGACAGCTTTTAGATTTTGTTTCTTGTTTTGTTTTTTGGCTTTTGTATTATGAACCCTAGCATAATAATTTCCATGTATCCGCAATGCATCAGTTTTCCCTTTGTGGTAATAAATATCTACTACATTATACCCATCATCCAAAATGTTTACAGACGGATTCACCAATTTCTCCATAAAATACGCCTTACTTCCTTTCTTAAAAAGGTTCTGTTTTTGTGTCAATCTTCGGTTAATTAAAATCCCTTCTTTTACCTTTACGTGGTCTCTTCGATATTGTAACACCTCCTCTCTAGTGCTTTGTTTCAAAAACTTTGTCTTAAATTCTCGCGTATTTTTCTTGTTTGCAACAAAAAAGTGGTATCCTTCTTCTGGGACAGGCGTTTGCACACTGATGAAATCAAGGACGAACTCAATAAATTCTGCGTATTTGTTGGAATCCGGCAAATACCATTCGGACGGCTTGTTTGTAGGAAAATGAATCACTATGTTTTTGTATCCATCGTGGTCTCGCAACAGCTTGTGCAAGTGCTGCTCGATATTTTCTGCAAAAGTGGAACTTCCTTCGCTACTTTCGTGTTTGTAAAATAGTAAATAATGTAGTTTGAATCCGATATTTTCCAATCCTGGAATCAGTGCGGTTTGCAATGAACCAAGACGAAGGCTGCTGGTATTACTCACACCTATTTTGATAAACGTTCGTCCATCGATTTTCTTTGAAATGATATAGATGTAAGAACGTTTCAACTTTTCTACGCTGCTCTTTGTTTTGATTTCAGCAGGCAACAAATTCGTATCGAACAGCTCGGATATCAACGGGTCACTTCCATTGTAATCTATTCCATCCTTTTTAATAAACGCGCCATCTTTTCCCAGTTTCTGTGTTTTTCGCCTTTGATAATTATTTCTCTCTTGATCACCACTTAAACTACATAGTGTTGCGTCATTTTCTTTCTTACATTTCTGATTGGCGATTCTTATACTTTTCCTTGTCCCAGACATACTGGTGTCTTATGAAGAGGAGAGAAAATAATAGCATCATTCAAAATATTCGCGCACCTTATCATACTCGCAGATATGAAGAGCCTTTGGGCGTTCTAGTTTCACGTTGGTATCCCCCAAATATGAAGGCGGCATATTTCCAGAATTACGTCTGCTTGTGTGATGTATGGTGTCATCATCCTCGTATTTAAATACTCCATCATAATAAGGTTTGTTGGTTGTCCGATGTGTATAGTCGGATAAAAATAATGATGTCGCGCCGCCAAGTGCTACACCTCCCATTAAACACATGACGAAGTGACGCGGTTCCATTTAATTATTAACGACAATATATTTTTTATATTGTTTATAGACTGATTATACCCGCTGTATTTTTTGAATTTGTCTTTTGTCATCGTGTTTAGTTACTGTTGAACAACCGCTCCATATTATGCACTTCTGGTCTGTCGCTCTCTTCCCGGAAAATTTTCGTTAATAACGAATTGTCTCTAAATCTCAAACTATAATGTTGCTGTAAGTTGTTGCGTCCAACCCGCCCCATCGCTTGGATGCATTTCTCTTGACTCATACTACCCAAATCCTTGCTAATATAACCGTGACAGAACTGATAGTTTGTACCATAAATATAATCGGATGATGCAATGATAAGGTAGAGTTTCTGTTCATGTGCCAGCGCCTTCATCACCTCCGAATAGCGTATGCTACTGTGTTGCGCAAACACACCGATTCCCATAAGGAGCAACATTTTCCACGAATCTTCCACATCATCAATCAGCATGATTTTCTCGACAATTGTTTCGGATATGTCGCACATGAACGGTGTTCCCCCATTTTGTTGTTCCCGAACAATCTCGAAACGTTGTTGGTGCGTCACACTGTTTGGTACGAAGCGTGAATCAAGTTCCACGCTTTTTACACACGAGTTGAGTTCGTTTATTTTGGTCATTACGCGACGCATTTCCGGATTAACACGTCCCTCCGCCAATTTTCTCTCTTTGCCTTCGTCTTCTCGCGTTCCATCTTCATATGTCTTTTGTAAGGCGGCTACTTTATCACTGATGACGCTATTGAATTGGATTGCTTTCATGATATCGCGTGACACCGCTTGCGGAATGTCTGACTGTTGAACACAGAAACGCGCCACTTTTTGAACGTCCTCCGCAAGGAAGATAGTGGGTCCATCTGTCAGCGTGTGTGCATCGCTCGTGACAATGTTTATATTGGATTGCTGTATCGTCCTTCGTTCAAGGCAAAGTGCGTCTTGAACCCCCGACCATTTATCCGGGTCCATATTGCCTAGGACATCCAAATAATACGTCTTGATCTTGTACATGGTAACATCTTCCACCGAATCGAAGTTTCTTTCCAACATATACCGTTCGTTGCGAATAGCGTCTTGAACACATTGGTGGGTGATAAAATGAACCGCTTCGCCAAGGTCAATGTATCGCAGTAGTGTTTTATTTTGCTGGCAATGCTTGACGATTTCGAGTATTTCGTCGTAATCACGCCCCAAGTAATGCGGCATTGCGATACACCCGTCCTTCTGAATAAGCGGAATCGTCTTTTTACAGTCGTAACTCACAATGGTGTGAACTTCCGCGTCGAGGAAACGTGCGCGAAAGTCTGCGTTGGTTGGTTGCATTTCGTGTGATTGGGGCAGCGTTGCCGAGGACAAAATCACGTTTGGTATTTGGTTCTCTTGCCAATTGCGTTGAATAATCGGATGGAATTCGTGGTCTTTGTAGTCCATTGTAATGGTGGGTTCATCCCAGTAAAGAATGATGTCTTCCTTTTTGTTGAACGCCAACATGTAATACATCGCCGGAAGATACGATTTGATATCGCATATCATAATCTCCACTTTGTCTCCCACCGTATTGTCGACCTTCCAAATCCCACCACTACGACGATTCACTGTGTAATCCTTGGCAGCAAAGTAATGGAGCCTTATATCCTCCGCGTCTTGACATCCAAATGCAAAGGCAACCTTTTTGTGCCCCGATATGGCTGCCTTTGCCAATGCAAGTCCAACGTGGCGCGCCGCACAAACAAAGATGATTCGATGCTTTTCGGATAAGCCTAGTGGAGACATGGTCTTCCCTGTCCCTGTAGGCGCAATATACTGTATCAGTTTTGGGTTGGATGCCTTGCACAAAGTAAACAACTGCTTCTGATGGTCGTATAATTCCTCGTCGGCATACTTCATCAAGTCGTCATTTCGTTCGATAATCGTCTGTGCCATCCCAACTAGTTTGACGGCGCTTACTTTGTCGTCCATATTATCACATAGACGAGTTATCGAATCAATCAGAATCCCATTTTTGGCCTCGACGTTATATTTAACAAGAATTTTGAGAGTGTAATAATGCTTCAACCATTTGTCCGACCTTTTGCTTTGGTATTTATAAAGTTTTTCAAGCAAATCAAGTAGCACAAACTCGTACAACAATCCTTCGGTCTCACTAACCAGTTGTTTGTCGGTATTTGCAAATCGGATTTGATCGGCTTTTTTTATTTGACATTTTTTCGTTTCGATTTTGTCAAGTTTGAATCCGTATTTCTTCGACATTGAAGTGAGTCTCGGTTCAATATATTTCAGGAATACAAAGTTCTCGAGCGCGTCTGTGTGAGTAATCTTTAGAAAACTCAGCAACGACAAATTTTTATTTTGACGAATGC